CTCCCGTCTTCTGCATGTTGTGAGTGATCTTAATGTCCCGGAATGCTGCAAGGTACAGATGGGCGGCAGCGTATCCAAGGGAGAAACCGAACCGATCGATAGGCCGCTTATTGTCTTTGTCCCCCTTGTTTTCTTCATAGACGAAAACCGTAGCGGCCTTCAACAAGGGATGCTTGCTAAGGAAGTCGACGGCCTCAGCATGATACAGCTTAGGCCCTCCCTTGACGGTATAGCCATTTGACCGCAACCAAACATGGCGAACCGCGACCGACAAAGCTGTAGCTAGTGCTTTCAAATCGCTTTCGGTGTAATCCTTGTTATCGAATTCGCCGCGACGAAATAGCACGTCACCGAGCGACCGAGACTTGCCCGTATCGTTAGTGTCGGCGGCAAGGCTATCGACACCAGTGACGAGGATGCAATCAGGAATTACGATTTCCTTTTTACACCCTAACTCTTCGATTTTGGCATCAGCACCAATTGCCACCAATCGCAATCGCTCTTGCTCCGCGATGAATAGAGCAACGCATCGATGGGCACAACTTGCAATCCGCCCATTGCAATCGACGACGAACGATTCACCATTCCCGGTTTCGCTTGGCGAATTCCAACTACCTGCCCACTCCCCACGCAGCATTTGTTCCGCGTATTGTTTGGCAAGCGAAAGGGAGAAAGGGCGATTGCTCACATTGTTTTCGAGAACGTATCGTTTAGCCCCTCCGGGACCGGCGATAACAATCCCCTTTTCTTTGTCCTTTGCTTCCCGTAGTCCGACAATCTCGGCTGCTTTGACAGCGGTCAACGTGATAATTTCAACGGTCAACTTTGGTTTCTTCTTACTCATGGTAATCTCTTTCAAAATGGAAGTTGGGGAATTGAAAAACTGTGAAACTGGTTTGTTTAATCCTTATGGGGTTAGAGGGTGTAAACAGTCATTGCGTCTATTGTGAGATAATCAGTAATTAGTCTACTGATACCTCAAAGGGGATTAGGCCGAATTGCACGGCCTAGGAGCCTAGCAATCCCCAGTCAATCAGAAGTCGATTGACATAAGCTTACCGGCCGAACGGTCAAGAGCATTCCTATCATCGGCGTAAGGCAGCGACCGAGCGACCGATGTAATCCCTTGGACCATTCCCCAAACAGAACGGGGATTGATTCCGGTTGTATCTGCTTCCCGTCTTGCGTCGATATAGGCAGCGTCCAGGATTGTTCGACTTAGGCCGAGTTGCTTTTTACCAAACAACCGATCTAACACTTCGTCCTTATTGCTGCCAATCTCTACCCGCTTCGCGGTAGCAATCCGTCCTTCCTCAATCCCCGCTGATTGATTGCCATACTGACGCAATTCTGCAACCAACTCCGAACCAAAGCGGGAGTTTGCCCGTCCCTTGTGGACGATTTTCAATTCCTTGACTTCGCTTGCATCCCATACGATGTGATTACCGCAAATGTAGCGGTAAAGAAACCGAGTGACCTTAAAAGCGGCTGCCCCTACTTCGGAGTTTTGAACGAATACACCACGACCTAGCCCGCCCTCAGTACCGTCGTCAATGTGTTGCTCATTGACAAGGAAAGCAAACATATCGTGATTGCTGGCGTACAATCCAGCCGGGGCGATAATGTCCCCCGGCTTGATTGCTAGGCCGGGGTGACGCAAGCGTAGGCAATCCTCTTCGGTCGCAATCCGTGTATTGCTTCCGTCGACGGCCTTGACCGAAGCTACCGGCCTTGCTGGGGGGACTTGCCAACCTTGTGAGGGGAGGTCTACCAAGCGTTGCATAATATCGCGATTCCAGATACGCGAATAGCGATCCGAAGTGAATGCCCGAACCAGCAAACTAGTATCGGGATTCTTGTTAAACAAAATCTTTGTGTTCGCCCCATCATCGTCTGCGTTCTGCAATCCGTAGTTAAGACATTGAGCGGCATTCGCTGCCGGTAGTCGAGACAGATACCCAGCCGGGGCGGATACGCGATTGCAAACTTGCTGGAATCCCCAATTCGACAAATTGGCGGAAGTGCCTTTCTGCGTTGCGATCGACAAACCGAGCGGGGAAGGGGAAACAGTCAAATCTTGCATTTTCACAACTGCTTGGCAAGCGTTTGCCGCGTAGTCGGTAGTGACTTTGAGCATTTCCTCAAGTGTCCAAAATCGTTCGTCAGCCGGTCGATTTGCCCATTGGTTGGAAGCAGTAAAGAGGTTCATCTTTTGGTCCTTGTGAAACTGGGAGGGGGAAATTGAAACTTGACTATTTGGATTATCCAGATAGTCGAATGAAAGTCAAGAGGGGTCAAGCCGACGCTGCAACGGCCTTGCGAAATAGATAGCCGCTCAGATTCTTAGCGGCTAGTTCTTTACATTTCGGTAGACCGATCCGAGCCACTGCCCACATTGCATTGCGAGACGGTCCACAATGTGGAAATTCAGTAAGTAGCTCGATTGCCTTGCTGTGCAATTCAAGCTTCTTAGCTCGCTCTTGTTCTGCGTGTTGTTTGTTTTTTGCAATACGGCGTAAGTCTTGAGCAAGTGACATTTGGAGGGCTTTCATCTTTTATTCCTTGTAACAGAGAGAAGGGGGGGGTTAAGTTAGTGCTGGTGTCTAGAACTGTACTATCCCGACTAGGAAAAGCACGCCTTTTTTGCCCATACTGCTTGTGTGGTCTTTGCTTCTCTTTCTGTAGTGAAGTTGGTAACTCGTCCTGAACAATCCATCAGTTGCCAATAGGGGAATTTCATTTTTGTGAATCCTTGTAAAAAAGGGGGGAGCTAACTAGGCATTGTATAGTGAGTCACGTAGGGCACCGGCTTCCCCCGCTTCACGGAGTACTCGCATACTGTGCGTTTCTCGCGAGGGATACCACGTAATGGCGATATCACGACCAACAAACCCGTTGACTGACTTAGGCTGGGTGTATCCAACAAATTCTGCCGTGGGTGTAATGGACCGAGCAAGTGGCCGAAACTCTACCGGTATAATAAACTATAAGATCGGCGATCGCAAGCCCTATCTTAAAAAATTTTTACTTCCCCCCGAACCAACGAGAAAGCCCCAAAACGGGGCCTTAGACGAACGATCGGTTAAACTAGTATCTCGGTCCCTGTTTGGTTTTTACGGCGATTTCCCGCATTGCTTGTTTACACCGTATGCCCGTAGGGCTTTATACCATAAGCCGGTATGGCTTTACCCTCTACCGAAAGTCCCATGCCTGTTCAAGAGAGACAATCGAGGGGCTATGGTCTAGTCTGTACTCTAAATGCAAAAGTCGCGTTTCTAAATCCTTTCTGTCCGTTTCTAAATTTAGAATCCGCGTTTCTAAAATTTGTATCTCTGTAATGAGATTTCTACTTTGCTTTTTGCGATTGTTCGTTTCTAAAATATCTATCGACGTTTCTAAATCTGGGTAAACGAGCGTTTGCTTTAATCTCATTATCGGTATTGTGTTTATCTCTGTTTCTAAATCCTCATTATCTATTGGCTTGCTGAATAGAGCAAGATAACCGTATAGACCTACTGCGATTGTCAAGAAGAGGCAAATGAGGTAGGCGGCTATTTCCATTGGGTATTCCTTTTGAGTTTGTTTTTACAAGCTTTTTAATGAGAGTTTGTGTTTCTAAATTTTCTGGAAAGAAGACTACATATAATCTTCGGGGTCAATGTCAGCGGTGTAATGAGGCGGGTTATCCTTTGGTTCTGTATTCATAACAGCATCGTGGGAGCCGTGTTCGTAATGGAGCGTTTCTAAATCTAAATCTGCTAATTCGAGGAAAGCAAGATGTAGAAGTTTATATTGTGAAATTGTCCCGCAGTGTTTTGTGGATATCAGTTGGCTACCGAAGTTTAATCCTGCTAGAGTTGGCCCTTGGCAACGTCCCATTGTGAGTCTAATTGCTTCTTTGACGAGGGCTAAATTGATTTCCATATTAGTGATGAATCCTTTCGCTAATTACTTGATAGGGGACCATTTGTTGAACGTAGGGTAGGAGTAGTCCGCCTAGCTCGACTATTTGGTAAGGGTGTTCTAGTGATATTTTTGATGTATCCGGGATTCTAAACGAATCCTTGTAAAATGCTATTCGGGCTTCGTGGGTTGTCGGAGCAAGAACTTGAGCGAAAATAGCTTGTCCCTTTGGGGCTTCTCTTGTCCCGATAGGTCCGATTAACCCAAACAAACGCATAGGGTGCATCGACGTAGCCGGTGTCTTCTTGTGGACAGTTGGTTTAATCGGGGGATTGTGCTGTATGGAGCGGGTTTCGTTTGTTCTTGACCCGACTAATGAATTGCCTTGCTTTTTCTTTTTCGGAGCTACCTTTTCTTTGGAGCTTTCTTTGCTCCTTTTAGCCTTTTTTCCACCTTTTACAGTTCTCCTTCTTTCGGCTTCTGTATAGTTATCTTCACAAATTGGGCACAGATCGTCGGGGGCATAATCGCCGGAAGGACAAAGACAGATACCGAAGTCACCTAACCAATCAATAATATCTGCGAATGTCCGTGGTCGACGAACAAGATGGTTATTGACCCGAACATACCCTTCGATATTGATGATAATCTTGACATTATCAGTTACACGAAGAAAGTATTCGGGATGTTTGCTTGTGTTGTTGAATTGAAAACCTACTTTGCGTAGCCATTGTCGATTCTGGTCGGAGAGTTTCATGTTAATCCTTTTGTTTAGGGTATCTTTCCCAGCCTTCGGTTAATCCGTCTTGTTCAAGACATAATTTGTGTTTGTTGCATAGATATACTCTTTCTGTTCCTATTATGTCGTTTGACCATGTTGCGTGAGCGTTACAGATTTCTTTTACTGTCTCTGTTTGGGTTTCTTTGAATCTTGTGATATTGCAATATCCTCGATAGGCAATATCGGACCATCTAGGAATCTTTAGAGCTACCATTTGTTGTTTTACTCGTCTGATAATACATTGCAGCGACCACATTGACCTCTAAGTTTCATAGGGTTCTCGTCGTGCAAACCGTATATTCCTTTTCGTATTCCCTCTTCTGTTTGGAATCCGTAGCAATGTCCTTTTCCTGTCTGTCGTGTTTCCCATTTGTGTTTTCCGAGAAAACATAGAATTTTGTGCCACCATTTCATTTCTTTAGGAAACCAATATTCTATTCTTGGTAAGCTTTCGTTGATGTTGGTTATCTCGTCCCCGTTCATTATCTTAATCCTTCCTTACATAGCTCAAAAAGTTCCGCCGTCAGTGTATGATGGTGGGCCATACGTCCTTTGCCCGCTATCGCTTTGACCCCCGATGATTCGATGATTCCCAATTCCTTCATATCCTTAGTGACGTTCTCGATATGCGTCTTGGACAATCGTAACCGTTGGGCAAGCCGTTCTGTCGTAATGGGTTGGTTTTTACCCCGATACAAGATTTCCATAATATCGAATTGCCACCCCGCACTACTGTCACGAACCAGCTTTACGATATGGTCGAATACCTCATTTGTGATCCGAAACTTTTTCGTATCATAAAGAACTATTGGTAGAATCATAAAGAATCTCATAAGCAATTCATTGATGCGGGCAGGAACTTCGATTTCCCCCCGCCTTTTCAATTGCTTCTGCCGGTCCCGATCCACCTTAGCACGGGCATAGGCAAGCAGTTTGGCAAGAGCCTTAGCCCGCTTCTTTTGAGCTTCTGTAAAGGGAGCAATCTCTACGTTGGATTGAATTAGCTCCGACTTATACCGCAGGAACCCATTAACGAAAGGGGCTGCCCGCATTGTGATACTCTTCCGAGAAGTATCGTCATATTCTTCGGCAGTTCCTGCTAACTGCTTTGAGATATTTGTGAATGACGTATCGAAAGACGATTCTAAGATCGGTGTAGTATCCGTCCCCGCTTGATGAATCACAATATCCATAAACCGGGAACCCAATCGAGCGTCGTCAATATCCCGAACGCGAGAAGTACCACACATAATACAAGTGAACAACGAATGAATCTCGATAGCGTGGGCACTGTTCCGCCATTCACTACGGATAACCCCGTCGCCAAGTCCCGAACGAAGCTCACTTTCGATCTGTGCTAAGTTTGGCATTTGGAGAATAGTATCCGCCTCTTTGATAATTAGACATTTACCATTCATCCGAGCGGCCATCATGTTAGCCCCCTTTAGATTACCGCTGATGATACCTGTGAAGGTATCGCGGGGAAATGTCCATTCTTCATCGTTTTGCGAAAGAATCTCTGCTAACGTAGACTTGGCACTACTAGCCGGGCCGATAACCCGTAGCCCCAGTTGCCCGCCTTTGATGGGCGTAGAGAGAACAACCGCGAGCATTGAGGCAAAGGTATACTTGATATCGGGGGTAATATGTAGGCCCGTCTTTGTAACCGGGTCGTAAGTGATCTTTTCTAAAAGCTGAGTAAAGCTATGGCATTCTTCCTCAACTAGTGTGGTATCACTTTCTACCGAAACGGTTTTCTTTTTGCCGAGGGTGATTGGTGTAACCCGTTCTTGAATCTCTTGGTAAGCTTTTAAGTAGGATAGGTTCTTAACTGCAAGTAAATCCCGAATATCCTTTACGTCATCGTCTTTCCAAATTATCTTGGATAGACTAGCCGGGGGATAGGAGCTTTCCTGAATCATGCTTACCAATCGGTCACAACCGAGTCTCCCCGGCTTGTCGTTATCGAAAATCAAAACAACTTCTTTCCCTTTGAAGATTGGTAACCAGCCATCTTTGAACGTGGTTGCTCCTGGTACGCCAACAATCGCATTCTCTTGGAAGATAAGCCCGTCGAAGTTCGGAATGCCTTTAGCCTTTACTGCTGGGCAATCTTCGATCATGTAAGGGTGTAAGTGGGCCATGATCTCAATCAAAGCCATAGTATCCCAATGCCCCTCACAAACGTAGATTTTCTTGTGGTGCGGCTTGACTGTTTCCGCTCGGTATAGATGTTGCGTGCAGGGGGCGGGCGACGAGATAACTGTGAGCTTTTCTTTTCCCTCTTTTGTCTCTGTGTAAGCTCGATACAGATTAACGATTGAATCTTTCTGGTTCTTTACCGGAATTAACCAATCTCCTGTTGGCGACTCCACTAATTGACAATGTTCAAATGTTTCCGTCTTGAGAAACCTGTTACCGACTAACCAGCCGTAGGATTGTGGCTGCTCAAGTAGCATCGCATGTAGTTTCTGGAGGAAAGACCAGTTGTTACCGGCCTCTCCACAAGATTTGCATTCAAACTGCCCCGTCTTTTGGTTGATGTAGAAATGATTTTCCTTTTTACAGAAAGGGCATTCTGCTAAAAGCTCATTGCCCTTGATAGTCGTCGTGACCCCAAAGGCGTAGTAGAACTTACGATGATTAACTTCCTGTCCTGATTGTGGTGGCATTATTTCTTTACTTCCGTGTTGGTGTTATCGTTGATTTTCATTGCCGGTATCGGTCCTATCCATCCGAAGACTTTATCCCGAATTTTGAATTCTGAATGTCGTCTGTACCAATGTCCGTCAATAAAGGTTAGTATTTCTTTGTCTGCAAATGGGAATTCCTCCCCATATTCGGAGGTTATGTATCCGATGTACTGTCCGTTTTGTGGTGGCGGTCCTTTTTGGATTTTGTACGGCATTTTAGTCCTTTGGGTTTGTTTTTACAGTAATTTGTGGTGTGGGTCGTCGTGGATTCTACTGTAAGGATTCTCTATTCCTTATTTTTTACCTTTCTATCGTGATTCCTTTTGACCAATCAACTGTATGTTCCTTTCCTCCTACGGGGAGGGGGATACCAATCTTCTCGCCTTGTTTCTCCATGTTTCTAAAAATCGAACTAGTGATCTGTTGTCCGTAGTTTGTTTTTAACGGGCACTTGAAAACCAATTCATCGTGAATTTGAAGAATCAACTTTGTCATAAATTCAGGATGTTCGGCTAACTCTTCTGTGCAATCGTTCATTGCCCGTCCGATGATTGCTCCTGCTGTACCTTGTACTCGTCCCGAAACCGCAACATGAGGATCGTCGCTTGGGATATGTAGCCGGTAGCCGGTCATTGTCTCTATCCAGCCACGTCTTGCTACTTGATCGAACAGTTTGTTTGTGAATGTCCGCACTTCGGGGAATCGCTTTGACAATATTTCAAAAGCCCCCGGCACACCGTAGGTAGCATTAGCTTTATAAGGCGACGCACCATAGATGATTGCAAAGTTTCCGTTTTTTGTTCGTTTGTATCGTTTGTCTTCTTTGGCTTCATCGGGTGTTAGACTCGCTAGTTCGGGATGAAGTTCGCAAGCAATCAGATAGTGGACCGGGATATCGTTCTCGAAACAGTAAATGAATTCTTTGTTTCCGCAGTCATACCCCCAAATCCGCAATTCGATATTCGAGTAATCGTAGCTTAGCCATTTCCAAAATTGTTGGGGACCGAAGCATTCTCGTAGATTGTAGTCTACCGATTGATCTTCTAGTTCTTTGCCCGTCCCGATGTTCGTAAGGTTCGGTTGGCTAGATGATTGCCGGGTAAACTTTGTCCCCGTTATGTTCATCCCGGAATGGATTGTCTCGTCGATCAACCATCTTCGATACCCGGTTAAGTAACTAGCTGCCTTCTCGTTATTTCTGGAGAGAAGGATCGTCTTGAGTAAAGCCGAAACCTCTGTGTTATCCGTTTCTAGATACAATTTTTTGAGAACTTCGGCCTTTACTGACGGCTGGCCTGTGTCTGTGCGGACGTGGATGGGTAGCTTTAGATCGGTGAACAAAAGCGACTGTAGTTGTTTGTCGCTTCGTATATTTACGTCTTGGGTTTGTTTTTTGGATTTTGTCTTTCTCGCGATCTCGGTGGCGGCCTCTACGTTCCTTTGAGCCGTTTCTAAATATCGGGTACGCTCGGTATGAATCTTAGGGGTGACAGTAACTCCCGTCTTCTGCATGTTGTGAGTGATCTTAATTAACCGTCGACGCTCTAGGTACTGATCCCACAAGCCAATATCTTTGATTTCCCTTTCTAGTGTCTCCCAAAGAACTAGGGTTGTTTCGGAATCTTCGATTGCGTAGTTTCGGAGACAAGTAAACCATGAATGTCCTCTTGGGTTTTCCGTAATTCCTGGATTGTTAGGGCTAGTAGTAGTTTTTGTCCGATTGGTTGTATTGCGTCTACTAGTATTTCTAGGGCTTCTATTTCCGGTACTAGTATCCCCGTTATTGTTCCTGTTCGATCTGTCAACATCTTCTTTTTCCTCCGGTAAAAATTCAGGTGCTTTCAATGCAATCATCCGGGGTAGCCATGTATCCATGTGCCACCAGCCGGAAACATCCTTACTCTTCTCTTTCGGTGCTTTGCTTATTGCGGGCCAATGAGGATCGTTAGCGTCTGCAATCCTCCATATACCGTGCTTTTCCTGAAATGCGTTAGTCCGCACAATCCGCCGTGCATGGTTGGTAGCAACCCTTAGAGCTTCCTGCTTGGTATTATCTATTAATAGGAAAATAGCCCTTAGTTCTTTGAGGCTGTGCGACCATAGGTTTTCCAGAACATGACTAGCGATACAGCTATCGTCGATCCCCTGCCAATCCCAATCTAGCCGATATCCGAGATTTGCAAATTCCAGAATTTTATCAGTAGCCATTATATCGAAATTGGCGTTGTGCATTACACACTGATCGGAACAAAGTGTATCGCAGAGTTGATCCAATTCTTGTTTGTTTATTACCGGAAGCCGAGTAAACGGGTCAACGTCCCATTCGTACCATTCGTTAATCCCTGTGTCGTGGGTGAACGAAAAGAAGAAAGGCAAGCATCCATGCCAAAGGTCTGAGCCGGTTGTTTCTGTGTCGTAGGAGAACACTAGGCCGGTTCCATTTCTTTCTGTAATTTGTCAAAAGCTTCTTGATACTTGGTGAGCATTCTTTTGCGTGTATCGTGTCCGAGTTGGCTTTTTGGGTGGGAGTCCGCAATCTTTTGTATTTGCCTTTGAAGATTGGGATTTGTGTAAAAAGCGTGGGTGAAGTATTGGCATTTTGTGCAAAGAATGCCTACTTGGATTATCCCGTTCTCTAGTTGGCGTTCGGCTAAAGTGGGAATATCTGTTTCGTGGTTGCAGAACATTTAGATACTCCTAAGTGTTGGATGGTCGCGAAAGTATTTTACCATTCCGGCGTAATTGTCTTTGTCAAGATAAAGGCAAAATTCTTCTAGCTCTTGTGTATGTGGATGAATCCCACATCCTAGATTTTGTATTATCGACTTCTCGAAATAGAGAAAAACTGTTTCGGTCATATCGTCATACATTGCATGAGAGAATTTGCCTTTAGCTGGCTCGGTAGTATTAGCAATTGCTTTTTCAGCTTTGATTTTACTTTTAGCCACTAACCTTTCCTCCACATAGATTTGGTCTTCTTGTTTTCTTACTGGCCAGCGGCGGAAAGCAAACTTTTCTTCAACCCAAATCGAACGAAAATAGGTTGTTGGAAAGACGGGCTTGTCTTTCTCTTTTTTTAATACGGAAACAGGAATCCAAATTAGTTCCTTTGGTTTACCGCGAAAACGGATACAGATTGCTTGGAGGGTCGACCGTCGATGGTCATATACCATTTCGGGATGGTTGGTTCCGAAGTAAACTTCAATGTAGTTTACTTCGTTGGGGTCTGGTTTAGTGAACTTGTCGGGACATTGGGAAAGACTCATTCTTGAACCTCCCATCCAGAATCCGAAAGGATTGTGACGAATTCCTGTTGGTCGGAAGTTAGAAGAATTTTGAAAGATCGTATGTCTGCTAGAGAGGTTTCTTTGAATAGCTGTTTTGCTCTCTCTTCGGAGTCTGCCCAAACGTAACAGCGTTCGTAAGACTCTCCGACGTATCCGGTTTTTATTTCGTATAGGTTCATTGTCTTTATCCTCTTTGTGGGTTTCTAAAATCGGTGAGCCGTCTAGGTGTCGCCTAACAAGTATCTGTAACTGATTTCACCGGGCTGCGTTACGGATTCCCCGCACTCGTTTTACGGCTCAAGAAGGGTTGACGGGACTCGAACCCGCAAGTATCCATAATGTGTTTTGTTTGACAATGGGAAAACGGAAACCGTTTGTCAAACTATTAGGAGCGTCTACCAATTCCGCCACAACCCTTAGCGTCTTAGTGACCGCAGAACAACCGGCGTAGGGCACGTCCGATTAAGCACGCTTGGGCTTCATTCGCGACGATAAGGCTAATAACAGTTGCGGCAAAACTGATCGTGAGTAGCTTTCGCATTGGACAAACTCCGTAGAATACTTTGAAACTGACTAAGGTAACAAAAGGCCGGTTTACCTATACACCGGAAGGTGGGTCGGGCTTTGATCGTAAAGATCGTTATTCAGCCCGTTCGCCACTAGTAAGCAGCGATGTTATGTCGATAATGCCTATCCCTTCAAGCCGGATAGGAAGTGAGCTTTACTACCCCATAGAGAGGCTTTATTTTCTACTCTCTTATGTGGTGTTATAGCAGGAAAGCACCTTATCCGCTTCGGGGCATAGTGTGCCAAAACCAGCCATTCGGGCTGCCCCCATTTGCGTATTCGGAAAAATATCCAGACGATAAACATGGTTGATTTTTTGGGTGTTGATTTAGTTAGCGGAACCGGCAGGAATCGAACCTGCAAACTAACACATCGTACCATCATCGCCGTCACGCATTTCGCCAGTACGTCGTTACTCAATAGACGGGAGTTGCGTTTCCATTCCGCCACGGTCCCAAAGACCGCTTACGGCGGTTAGTCGGTGTTAAGGAATACTACGATTTCGGGCGAACCCAAGGGAGAACATACAACCCCCTATCAAGGACGGTATGTCGATATCTCTGTCAAAATATCGTGTCCGTTGGCAATGACCATAACGGACCATACCAGTAGGAATCCTAATTCTGGTTTGAAGTGAATTGGATCGAACATCGACGCGATATTCCTTTCTCTTGTCGAGCCTACAGTGCGAACCCGTTCTATTGTGCGGGTTTCAAATTCTTAAACGGAACAGCTTCGTTTGTTGTATCGTCTTCCCAAGTGACGGTAGCGGTTTCTCCGTCGACGGAAATAATCGTACCGTTGTAGTCTTCTCCGTTCCCGAAATAGTCCTCTGTGGAAACTACCGCGTCGTTCTCTTCAAACTGAGGACGAATTCCCTTCTTCGGAGCCGCCTTTTTGACAGGTGCCGACTTCTTCGTTGGGGTCGCTTTCTTCGTTTCAACAAGAGCCAAGCTTTCTGCCGGAATTTCTTGTGAACCCGAACCGTCATCAAACTCGACGGTGATCGAATCCCCATCGGAGCCTAGTACGGTCCCGGTGTATTCGTTGCCGTCCTCGAAGTAGTCACCAACCGTTTTCACTTTGTCATTTTCGGAGAAACTTGTCCCCTTCTTGACAACCGTTTTCTTTTTCGCCGGTTGGTGGGTTTCTTCGTGCTTGTTCTCTTCTGACATTTCGGGCGGGTTGTAATCGGCGGGAACAACTCCTTGAAGATAAACGCGAGCTTCCCCGGATTTTGATGCTTTCTTTCCCGTGTTGAAAAACACGAAGGGCTTGTCCTGTTCGACCCTTTCTGCGACATCGGAGAGCATCGTAAAGAAATCGTCGTGAGTTAATATCTGTTCTTCGTAGCCCATGAGCTTTAGGTCGACTGTAAGCCGGGCTTGGTTCTCTTCTTCGGTCTGTACGCCAGAACCGTAATTGTAGTGAGTCTCTTCAATGGGGTAGTTCTGCCCCATTGCGATCCCCTCAATCTGCTTCGGCTCGATACCGGAACGGTATACGTAGACACTACCTACGCCGTTCTTGTCTTCCGTAATTTTCAGTCCGGTAATTTGGCATATCGCCCCTTCCAAGCCGAGTGGCAGTTCCCGCCCTCCTGCTTTGGCCTCAACCTCTTTGACCTTTTCGTAACTCGACTTGGAACGTTTTCGGAACTTTGCTAGTAGTGCTGTTTCTTCTTTGGACATTTGGGAATTCTTTCGTTGTTGAAATGAAATTGAAAATCTACAAAACTGGTTGTTGAGTGTCTGTCTTATCCTCCTGGGAACAAGGTTGCACGCACCGCTGCGTCTTTGGCCTCAAGTAGCTTACGCAAAGCTACCGTTCGTTCTGGTCCCGGTTTAATGTTGTCGGCGAGCATGTGTGCGATTGTTGCAAATTCGCTTGATACCGCTTTCGCGGGTTCCGGCAAGTGACCGTAAGCAAAGAACTTTAACATCCTTTCTTCCGGTGGGCGGTTCTCGTCGTCTTTCTTCTGTTCTGGTCTGGCTTTTGACATAATCTTTCTTCCATTCTTGAGTTTGTTTAATCCGAAACTTACTGACCAACTTCTGTGAACGCCTTGACGAGATTATTATAACCCTCTTTTCCTGAATCGCCAAGGTCTATTACATCCTTGGAAAACCCGTACCAATTCTTGACGGCTGCGTAGGGTGTAGTGCCTACATAGAGTAGGCGTTGATTGGAATCCTTAGCAACTCGCTTTAGACTCCCCTTATTTTTATCCGAGTCTTCTTGTACTCGCATTGCGATTAGGAACACCCCGCTTGCCCATTTGTGGGCACGTTGCCAAATCTCTTCATCGGCGTAGGGAAAGTATTTGAGATACTTAACCCCGGTAGGATCGGTATGCTGCTTTGCCCTTGCATGGGCTGTGAGAATTACTCCCTTTCCGTTTCCGGCTGCGTTGTTCAATGCTTCAATCAGATTAGGCCAAATGAAGGTTGCCGTGTTCTTTGGCCCTTGTCCATAGGCAAAGAATCCGTCTTTTGAGAAATCCCCTTTGTAGTCTTCTTTGCATCCTTTCGTGAATGCCATTGCTTGAAAGTCGGTAAGCGTTTCAATAACGATTGTGCTGATATTCTTATCAAGAGCCGCTTTGTTGATACGTTCACATACCTTATCGAAGGATAGTGGGGAGTCTGTATCGTACTCATCGATCCAAACGGGTGGCGGAATTTGCCGAGTAGCGGTTAAGTAACGTACTCCCTGCTCTTGGCTACCGATGATGAATCCCGTTCGGGGAAAGTGCCCCGCGAGCATCGATTTACCCATACCTGATTCTCCCATGAGGATCAGAGTTTTAGGTAGTTTGGTTTGGTCGACGGAAACAAGTTTGTTTTTCGGTTGTGGGGGCATTGTTATCTTTCTTTGGTGACTGCTGCTGTGTTAATGTCGATTCGGTCTGTAAGGTCTTCAAGGAAAATTGCAAGATCGTATCCGCCGACTGGATAGGTGGGGTCATTTCCTCCAATGACCATACACTTAACCGTGCGGTAGTTAGTCATCGGTGTATCGAGAAGGATAACTATAATGCGTGTACTACAGTTTTTTCGGTTGATACAAAAAATGTCACCGCGTTTGAGCATTGTTTACATCCTTTTTTCTATTTCTTTGAGGGTGCGGTAAATTTCTAACATTTTTAAAAACACTTCGCGAGCCGGTTCTAAATCCTGAAATTGAAAATGTTGGAAATCCCCCGTCTCTTTATGAAACAGGATAACGTGAGCTTCGTCAATGGCGGGGTCGTAGTTTTCATTCCAAAGGATTGTGTAAGCCGCGATCTGTAGAAGGTAGTCAACGTAGATGCGTTTTGAAGTTTTCCAATCCAAAAGAATCAATGTGTTGTTTAGCCAACCTGTACAATCAAGCGTTCCGCCGAATCTGTAAGTATTTGATACTAAACTTTCTTCGGTTACAGATAGCTCGAATCGGGTTTGTTTAATCCATTTGATGAAGGCTTGAAACGATCTAAGCGACTTAGTTGCTATTTTGATATCGCATTTCTTTCTGGAAGAAAGAACGGCGGGGGTTAGGTGTTGCAGACTAGACCTTTCGCCAACGTCCCCATGAATCCACTGTTCAACCAATCCGTGAGCGTAGGTTCCTGCGGTGGCCGCGTCCCCTGCCTCTTTTCGGAATTTACCTTTTTCTAGTGGGTTGCTTGCAAGGAACTTTTCAGCTTCGATCAAGAGTCTCTTTGGTGTAGTGCTTGGGTGTGAAAGTACCTTTAGGTGGTGTATTGCCTCTTCTAGCGGCTTGTAGGCACACTCCCAAGACCAGTGCATTAATGCCCCTGGGTCTTTGAATCGGGAGAGTACCGTTGTTACCGAGGGTACTCTCTTCCCGTGGACGTAATAGGGCGGGTGGGCCATTAGTTTAGCTCTGCGATCTTTCTGACCGTCTGGGTGTTCATTTTCTTATAGATTTTTTCTGTGTCAATGATGATTTGTCCGATAGGGTCGTCAGAGTCTATTATCGCCTGTTGTGCTATGTTGAGAAAAACCTTCATTTCGGGTATAGTTTTAATGATTGCTTGGGTGAGCTTTAGGTATTTGGCGAGTGTAATCAACTCTTCTCGGCTGAGTGTTTCTAGTTGGTCGACTGGGGATGTTCTCATTTTGTGTGTCCTCGTAAAAGAGTTAGTAAGAATCGATTTCGTTTTCGTGTTCTATCTCTTCGGCTACCTTGATTCGTCTAAGTACGGCTGTTCTACACCAGTTTGAAACCGTATCACTTTCGCTGAGTTTGCCTTCGTTCTCCCGGATAAGTCTTTCGATTGTCTGGATTTGTTGATCCGTCAACCGGAAATTAACCTGTTGTAATGGCATTTGTTCGCATCCTTGTTATTGCGTTAAAGAGAGTACAGACGGATTTGCGGGTCATTACCCCTTGTTGGGATTTGTCTGCTTGAAGGATTGCGGAAGGGTGGACTATATCGACCGTAGGAATCTTGGAATTAAAATTAGTTGTCGCTAGTTTTCCTACTCGGACGATTAGTTTGGGAGAAGCTACCTCGACAAATTCCTTTAGTCGCCCTGAACAAGCCTTGATTTCCTCTTTGTGCGGATCGCGAGTTTCCTTGCCATGTTTAGGCATACAGCAAACTAGATTTGTGATCGCGTAGGTAAAGTTGGGGTCTTGTCCGTCTTCGTCAAGCTCTATTTCTGTCGCCTGTAGAATCTCGTTTAGTTTTTCTCCGGCGGGCCCCATAAAGGGATATCCCTTGTTATCTTCAAACGAGCCGGGGGCTTCCCCGATGAACAGGACTTGGCAGCGTAGATATCCCCGCCATAAAACTGTTTGTGTTCTTGTCTGGGAGAGTGGACAGAGGGTGCAACTTTCCCAACGATTGATTCGGTCTAACGATAGGCCGGGTTCGACGAATTGCATCTTTGGTTTTCTTGCTCTAGGGTTTGCTTACTTCGTGTTTAGTCGTTTTGTTAGTGGTTCGGGGTTAAGTAGCCCGCCCGCTTTTTCGTGAGCTATGAATTTTGTTTTACCCATGTCGTCGTTAATGGCAGCTTGATAATCCCGTACATCCGACAAAATCCCCGTTCCGTGACATGCAGGGCAGTTTGGGTTTTGGCCGATACAGACGGTGCATTTGATGGTCATTGTCTTTTATCCGTCTAAAAGGGATGTTCCTAGTGTTTCGTATAGGAGTCTAAGGGTAGCCATGTCCCGCCTGATTGTGCGTTCACTTACTAAAAGTCTAGCGGCGATCTGGGCTACTAGGTGTCCGTTTGGATCATTGCCGCCGCCCATTTTGTGGACTTGTAAGATGCGGACGATTCTTTCTGCTTGTGTCCTTCTTCGTTTTGTGTCGCTGACTTCTGTGTGTGGTTTCCGGCTCATCTTATCGCCTTTGTCCTTCGTAGTGAGGGTGAATGTATCCGACGACAATACTCTGTTATCAAAATCGCGTCGGCGTTCCAAAGAGTAACTTTGTGATCGGGGAAAAGTTCTTGAGCCTTGTCTTTCAAAACATTCTTCCAAGTGTTATCCGAACGAGTTTGTTTTTTGTGAGGTAGACCGATCTCTTTTTGCCATGTTTCAGGAACAACCGCTTGGAAAGGAATGCCCGCTGTGAGCAAACAAATCCGAGTTTGCATATACTCTGCATAGAGCGTGCATGTGCTTTTGAGGATCGACGACTTCATCTTCCCGATTGATTTGTCAAAGAAAACTGTAGGTCGGGGAATTTGCTGTTCGATAGCCGCGACCGTTGTGTAGCGTGTGCCAAGGGTTGATGTTCCGATGTACTTTCTAGCTACCTCTTTAAGCAATTCAAGTAGGTCTTTTTCATCATCTGGTATCTTGTGTGTGATCGGAACCCCTTGATATAGGAGAGCTATTCCCCCATTACTCCCATTATCGATTCCTAGATAAGCCGTTCTATTCGGTTGTGGGGGCATCATTTAGTCTTTGTGTTTGAGGTTAGTTGGTTAGTGGTCCGTGTGTTATATCGCCTGTTTCGTCTTTTGGGACGGCTGCTTTAGATACCAAACCGCCTTTTCTAAATCTTCGATCCCGTTCTTTAGATCGGCTCGCTAAATGTACTTGACCGCGTTCCCCAAACAGAAACCCATGTGTTCGGTAATTTGAATACACTCTATACCGCTGGGGTGGTTTGTGTAGTGGGGAGGGTGGTTGATGTTGTCGTAGGTTGGGTTGTCGTTGCATCGAGGACAAAATTTGTAGTTGGCGGAATACCAACAGTTTTTGGGAGCGTTCATTTCGATAACCATAGATCGATATACTCCTGTTTTCCGTTTGTGCCTGTCTTTGTTTTTAGTCGAATCTTCCGGGGATGGCAGTACCGAGATAACTTTTCTCGTAACGACTTTGTTTTTACTGTGTAGTCGACCCCCCGGACTAATCGTAGGGCAAGTGTAGGGTCTTTCAAAGATCGGATTTCGTTGATCCATCCTTTTATTTGATCTTGTCTGCGGCTTACGATGGTCGGCATGTTGTTTGTTTGTTGTTTGTTTGTTGCGTGCTTGTTGATCGACAAGTGAATTAAACCAGAAAGCCCTATCCGTGTCTAGCCCCTAAATAGGGTGGGTTTGGAAGATTTTTTGATCCCCCTAGAAGGGTGGGTATCCGCCAAGGATAATATCGTCGGTTGCCCAATTGCGACAATCGGCTAGAAGTTGTTCGCTGTAGAAGTCTTTCCAGTGTTTCGTGGGTCGGGTTGATTCTGTCTTATACAAGGAGATGGGGATTCCAAATAGCCCATTTAATTCTTCCTTGATCGATTCAAAGTGGATAACTCCGTCGATCGGAGTTCCTTTTATCCAATCTGAGATAGCGTACCGATACATGCAGGATAGTGTCTGCTGTTCGTTGTTTACTACCCGTCTTACAAAATCCGAAAAACTGTCTATGCCGTCTCCGTGTAAAGCGTTCCAACTAACTAGGTGGAACCAAAGGCTAACTAGCCGGTCTAGTGGGTGACGTACTACGACGTAGCGGTGATACTCTTCAATTCCGTTGGGTATCTGTGTAGTATGATGGTCAATGCTTCCGTCCGCAGATTGGCCATAACAGGCAAATGTATTTTCTACTTGTCCTGTTAGTGAGCGGTTAAGAGAGCGGCTGCCTGTATGTGGGGGGGTAATGATGATTAGTTTGTGGGGATGGCAAATAATCATAATTGTATTTTCCATACTCTTGTCTGCGGAACGATTTCAAAAGGGCGGTCTAGTTCCTGTATCGTTCTTTCTACTGCGGGCCATTCTGGGTTTCTGAAATCGTGACCGAAAATAACCCCGCCCGGCCTGATTTTCGGTATCCACGTTTCTAAATCTAAAGAGAAGGCTTCGTATCCGTGATTACCGTCGATATAGACAGAGCAAACCTTTTCGTAGACTATTCGAGCCGCGTTGATACTGTAGTCTTTGATCGGACGAAGGATGATATCGGGGCGTAGGCGTTGTACTGCTTGCATCGATGCTTTATTTACGTCAAGTACCCATTGCCAATCGGGAGTACACAAGCCGTCGATGTTTTCTAATGGGTCTATACTGTAGATTTTTCCACATTCAGTTATCGCCTTTGCTGCTGGGAAAAGAGACTTGCCGCAGAACGACCCGATTTCTACGTGTATTTCCGACTTGACACTTTTGACAATATCGTGGATTGCCCGTATTTCGCTAGGCCAACACCAGCCGGGGACAAGATAAGAAGTTAGGAACGGGTCAAGTTTCATTGGTATACCTCCGAGTTTTGGAGTGAGATTGTTGGTTTGCCCCATAGTTCGTGAATCTTAATGGCTGGGTAAGTGTGGGAATCGATATATCCGACATAGTTTGTTTTTTTCAAAACCGAAGCTTTCCATTCCGGGATATTACTTTCGTTTCGTTCCCGGAACGTAGTTGCTGGGTGCATAACTAGGTGGTCAATGTTGATACCCCATTTATGGCACCAAAGGATTGTTTCGTCCCGGTACTTTTCTAATCGGGCGGTGATTACTAGGGGGATAGGAACTAAACGGGGCGTCCATTTCGGTTTGGCGGCTAGTATCCACTGTCGATAGGTTTCGTCTGTTTGGGGTGTGTCGTTTCCATCTGTCGGGCAATCTTCGCAGATTACTCCGTCAAAGTCAACTGCCCATTCTGGTAAAATCCCACTGTTGAATAGGTTCCATTCTAGTAGGTGCGGAGTTGGTAACAATTCTGAGAAGAAGTCAACGATACTTCTTTTGTTGGGTGTTGTGAATACAACCGCGTATAAGCAGTTTGTCGTTCTGTTTTTGATTTTTTGTAGACTTTCTCCACTGTGAACTGTGTCATCGACAATTAGTAATAGTCCGTCTTTGTGACTTTTTATTTCTGTTCCGCGAGAACCTTTTTCAATCGAACGGATACCCGTCTTGGTGACTTCGTAAAGAGGTAGATGAAGCCACATAGCTAGTAGTGCTGCGGGCGGCATCCCGCTACGGGGAATCCCGGCTATTCCACTAAGCTCCGCTGGTAGCTGCGGTATTAGCTTTTTAGTAGCTGTTATAAGATATTCGGTTGTTATGTATCGTAGCTTGTCCGTATCGTTTGTTTCTATGTATTCCGGGAATTCGGGTTGTCTCGTTTGCTTTTTTCTAAGCTGGCGTATTGATTTTAATCGCATGTAAATCCTCTTTCCCAAAATGCTGATTGAATTTAGCCATTACTTTTTGCGGGGTAAGCATTTGCATAGCTAGGCAAGCAATCTCACAAGCTTTGGTTTTGGGTGGTGATTGGAAATAGCATTCAACGCATGGTAGTTCTTGTTTGGATATTGCGACCTGGATTAACGAGTCTTCCCCTATTAGTGATTCTTTCGTCGCGACTCCTGCGAGTACGAATGTGGGTACTCTTATTAGTCCGGCTACGTGAACTGCCCCAGAATTGTTCCCAATAACGGCTTTTGTCTTTTGCATCAGGGCTACTACCTGAATCCATTTTGGGTTGATTAGTAGGTCTTTATCTACATACTTTACCCAATCGTAAGCGTCGTTATTCCAAACGCAGATAATTGGTTGATATCCTTGTTGAGTCAACATTTCCCGCAAAATAAGAAAGTAGTTTCGTGGCCATGTTCTGATCGGCTGTGTGCATTGTGGGAAGAGTAGAACGGTTTGTTTTTTGGTAACTGTATTAACCCATTCTTTTACCAATGTTGGGATAGGGGTAACAGTTGGGTAGGCTGCTTGTTTGATCCCAAGGAAGTTACAACGATTTTGAACTTGTCCTATCTTTCCGTGTTTTTTAATTTCGTGAAAATAGGCAGTGTTCACATTGAACATCTTCTCTTTGTCATGTTGGGAGGCAATTACGATTTCTTGATCGAAGCATAGAGCGAGGTCACGCATTCCACAAGGATTATTGACCGCGTGAGCAATAGTAATCCCTTGTAGCTTAGCTCCGGCTGCTACTCGGCAATATATGGCACAATCGCCGTACCCATGCCAACAAGAATCGATGATGATATCGGGATTAACACAATCGGGTTTGTGGGGCATTTGGTAATCAAAGACTGTCGGGTTTGCCCATTCTATGTCGATTTGCTTACTGTATCGTGTGTTAGCTTTTCGAGTATTACGTATTTTCTGTAGTGACATTTCTAGTTATCCGCCGATGTTGTCTCAAAAAGGTTGATTGCATCATTAACTAGCTGTTTATGGAAGTGGAGTTTTGATACCTTATAGGCAAGCCATTCGGCCATTTTGATCCAGCCGCCTTTGTGAGTTAGTTCGAGCGTGGATACGTTATCGTGAACTTCTTGGGCCAGTTCGTTGACGTTCGCTTTGCACCATTCTAGTCCGTTGGCGTTCATTTTTTGTTTGGTGGTTAAGCAACCTCCGCAAGCGTAAGCATCGAATCGATTTCGGGCGATGTATTCGAAGGCATCACCTACTCCCTGGAAACGCGGGTATCGATGTTTACGAATGATCCTTTCTTCGTTAAGAGAGATTTCCCCCAATACCCGTTTTCGTTTTCGGTCTGCTCTAATTTGTTGAAGAGACATTGGGGTGGTCCTTTAGTATGTCGGGTTGCAAAAGAGATATGCGATTTTTGATTTGTTTCATTAGTTACATCCCCCTGCCAGTGTTCCTGTTGGGACAAGATTGCACTCTGGCAATGGCTGTTCGTAGCCGTCGCACCATGCTTGTAAAGCAGCGGCTCCGCAACAACTTGGCAGTGTATCAATTTCAGCAATGGATGTTCTTGCCCAATACTGGTCGCAGGGTGTTATTTCGCTACTTATTTTGCACCACGAACCACCATTTATTCTATTATACATAATGGGGGAACCACCGATAGTACAACAGGCCATTTCAATTAGTGGTTCGGCGGGCTCGCCGCACGAAAGAGTTGGTGTGCCGGACCAATAGCGGTTGACGGTTATACATAGGGGTTGTTCGCCGGGAATTGCCCCTATGTCCCCTTCTTCCATATCGAAATTGGCAACTTCCGAGGTTGTGCAAGTTGCGGGGTCGGGACAACCTTTGCCTTGAAAGATAATTCGGGCGTGGATTGTGGCACAAAGTGCGTCGCAAGAACAGGTCGGTTCGCACTCACAGCAACGTTGGTCTATTGCTAGTTTACCATTTCGGTAAAGCAACTTTCCGTTTTTATACATTAGTCCCATATTATTGCCCCGTTCCGGTTCCGCTATCCTCGCAATCTGTGCAATCGGCCTCTTCCTCCATTGTTTCGCAGTTGGCTTTTAGAACGATAGCGGTTGCGTAGGTGATCTTGGGACATTGTGATAGGTCTACGTCGACTACAAAATCTTGGATTTCGGGAATTAGCGGCTGACTTGTGTAGTCTTTCTTAGGTCCGCATTTGATAACTGGGTATGAGTCTCCCTTGAGATAGAGTTTAGCATTCTCACAACCTTCTCCCAATTGTCCCGACCCGGTTTGGCTTTCTGGATCGTAGACTAGATCAAGATAAGGGTTGACAATCGCATCGACTGTTTCAAAGCTGATTGTCCCGAAGTCTGCTGGGTCGGATTGGGTTGGCCCCATCATATTCGGGAAAGCACATAGCCGAACCACGTTGCCGTCAAGGTGGATTGTGCAATCATATTGAGGGTCTTTGTATAACTCTAAATCGTTGATTAGGTAGTATTCTGTCAGTTGGAGTTGTGTGACAAGTACGGGCGGTTTGCAGAAGGGGATATGTATTTCTTGGACTGTCGAAATGATTTGGCATGTTAGTGGGTCGTAGGTTAAGTATTGTCCTGACCCTTGACAAGATGCTACCGGGATTTTTTTGCATTTGTGATAGACTTGGGTTATGTACCTAAGCCCACCGCAGCTCGTTAAGTCTTCTTCTACTTTAACGACATCCCCTAATTCGCCGGGAAGGTTCATAATGTTGTTGGCGTTTGTTACTAGGGCTATCTCTTCTGCCGACATACAAAAATCTTGTGGCTGTGGAGATGAGATATTGAAAGTTCCCGTCGTACACATATCTTGTGCGAGAAATGCAAAATAGTTCTTATTTCTCTGGAAAGGAAGAATATCCCAAACCCCGCGTCCGAGATAATGTATGTGAAGCTTTTCACTTTGTTTAATACAACGACGGCTTCCCCAGGAGTTGCAGGCGTCGACTTGGCATCCGGTAGTCACCAAATCGCAAGATGAGCTTTGTGGTGGGGGTTGGGTTCCGTCTGGTATGCAAGGGGATGTAAATGGTGGTAGTGGTGTGACTGTCGGGAATATTAGGTCGTTGGGGTCTTGCTCTGATCTACACCCGATGGGACAAGCTACTATTTGTATCCATCCACTTGGTTGTCTAATCCAAGTTGCTGTACTGCCGCCACAATTTTGTTGTGTTGGTGGGTCTGTTGTACCATCCCCCTTTTTCCAAATAGTTACAGTTCCAAACGAACCGCAACCAATATCTGCGTTTGCTTTTGCCCAACGGAATAACCCAAAAGAGCCGACGATATCGTATCTCTTTTTCCCGCTTTGATCGGTACAGCCCGCACGTTCTTGAACGAATACTTTGTCCCCAATTGTAAGCATGTTAGCGTCAAGAGGATCGCTGATTAGTCCTATCTCTTGAGTGACTTCCCAAACGCAGCTATTGAGTCGGTATATCTTTGCTTGTTTATCTACGTCCTTGGGGTAAAAGCATTCGAGGGCTTCTGCGATGATGAGGCCCGATTTTCCCATCGGGATAATCCATAAATCGCCGTCACGATCTTGGATTACTAGAAGGATTGTACCTGGGTAGTAGGTGGTTGTTGTAAGATTGAAGATATCAACCTTGACTCGGTTATTCGGAGAAGGGAACCAGTATTCTAGTTTATCATCGTCCGGGTTTCTTTGTGCTAACCAAGCTTCCCCCTTACCAACGGTATCGCCGATTTTGATAGGGTCTTCTATAGCTGGTGAAATTGCGGTTTTTGTTTCGACGATATAGCAGCGTAAATCCCCGAAATGAATTTTGGGGATTTCTAAATTTTCCGTAAACTTCGGCTCATGTAGTTGGGCTTGTTGTTTTAGCTTAGCTGCTATGCGGGGGTCTTTGAAGCCGGTTACATTATTCATGGTACATTGATACCGAGTGCGTTAAAGTTTTCAGTGCGAAACTTGTTGAAGATTAGGTAAAGTGGTTCTTGTCCTGGGGTTCGTTTTGTTCCGTCTAGTTCTAAGTCCCCGTCTGTTACGTCCTTGAAATCGTCGCGGAACTTCTTTTCTCGTCCGTCGGTTCCGTAAGGTAGAACAAAATACTTAGTGCCTCGATTTCGCATTTGTGTACGCCACCCTAATGACTCTTCTACTCCCTGTTCGTTTTTTGTTTTTCGTAGATTGAATTTGATAATGTAGGTTACTTTTCTTTGAAGTATCCCTGATATCTCAATAGGAACATCTTGGATATCCGCCATGAGAGCCGTTCTGGCTGGGTATACGTCTAAGAATGTTTGGGAGTTGACGGTGTTGAGATAGCGGTTGATGTGGTCTGGCCCTAATGTGGGCAGTATCTTTGAGTATGTTAGGACGGGGATAGCGATTGGAGCTTCTAAAATTAGAGGCTCTCCTACCGAGTTGGAAATGCTATTTCCAGTAATCGCATCGCGGGTGATTACCTCCATAACACTTTCTGCCCCCCAAGTATATGTCCCGTAACTTTTTGGACCGCGAGCTAGAGCTACCGTTGTAATGTCTACATGTTCTTCGTAATAACAATCTACTTGCCAAGTGCGAGAACCCGAATTTAGTTCTCGGCAGTGTTTGCGGACAAGGTAGGAGTTTCCCCGTTGAGTGCGATATTCGGGGATGTTGAGGGTGGGGTCGGTAATGCTAGTTGCTTCTTCAATATCTTGGATTGTTTCGGCGATATTATCTGCAATTACCAGATAGCTAATGACGAAGTTTTCACCCACTTCTAATAGTGGTTCGGAGTTGATTTCTGAACCACCCGCAAATGTTTTGTTCATTTCACCGAGAGAGGTAGCCATTAGATTCCTCCGAATCCAAGCGTCCGGGCACGCTGTTGAGTTTCAATCTGTCGTAATCGATCTTCGATTTGTTTTAATAGCGAAACGGTTTCTGCTTGTTGGCTATCTTTGAAGGTCATTTCTAAATCGGCTGTTGTGTCTCTCTCAGAAGTGATTGAAGACGCTGTGACTGTTCGGGCCATATCTAGTCCAAGTTGGGCTTTTCTTTCCGAAAGTGATTTTTGTTCTCCTGGTAGCTCGGTCTGTCTTCCCGAAAAGAAACGGAATGCCATCGAGATTTGTTTCAAGTATTCCAGAAGATCGCGTAAAGGCTGTAGGATAAAGTCGTGCATTGCTTGCCCAATCTTGTAAAGACCCATGAGCATTTTATTAAATGCTGTTGTCCCACTTAGGAGCGTAAATAGGCTTACGGCGATATCATAGACTTCCGCAAATATCTCTCCGATGATTTTGAAAGCTTTTCCAAACGGGAAGGCGAGATTTACGAAAGCTTGAAGGGCTGTGTAGAGAGCGGTGATACGTAAGTAGATTCCTTCAATGACTGCCCAAAGGATTTTGAAAAGGACTACTACCGGACTTGTTGCAATAAAGAATTGCATCATTGTTTTCCAAGCGGAGAATAGCGTCGTTCCAATTGCGTAGATAACTAAGTGTACCATTCGCCACCGATTATAGGCTTGGACAAGGGGCTTTATGAATTGCCAAAGAGCGTAGCCAAGGTATGTTAAAGCTCCTTGAGCGACTGTAATAGCAGCGTTAAAAGCTGTTTCAAATGTCCAAACAATCGTGTCAAGAATAAAACTAATTGCTTGTAGAACTCCTAGGACAGCGTAGAGAGCGTAGATAAGCAGCGTCCTTGTGATTTTCGCGATAGCAAAGAGGGGGGATAGAAGAGTCATTGTTATCTGTGCGATGACGTTTAGTAGCCCGTACCAAAGCTTTATTCCGGCAATGATTGTAGACCAAATAATCTCTGCTACTTTATTGAGAATCTTGAAGGTGACAAGACCAAAAGAGATTAGGTCTGTTACGAGGGACTTAAAGACCGGAAGAAAAGCTGATGCGATATTTTTGATCTGTTTCCAAACCTCTTTTAGGCCCCCTATAATTTTGTCAAATGAGAATTTCCATGTTCGGTATGCTTCGATAAATGCCGCTGACAGTTCCTTTTTGACAAGAAAGACCACTCCGTAGATCGCTGTGAATAAAGCCAATACTCCGCCTATAATCGCTGCGATTGCTCCCGCAGAGGCTCCGGCTGTTAGTCCTGCGATTGCTCCCATTACTTCCATTGCGGTTGTTACTGCTCTTACAGATAGTGCTAGGCCATTCATAGCGACCGCTGTTACTTGGGCAGTTATTCCAAGAGCAATCATCGAAGCTCCCGCTGCGGATAATTGGATAATCATAATCCCCACTGAGACTACTACTTGTTGGTTTTTCTTTACCCATTCCCCTAGTTTGTCAAAGACAATTTCTAAATCGTGAGCAAGCTTGGCTAAGGGTTGTCGAAAGGCTTCTCCTACCTCAATTCGGAAGTTGGAAACTGATCGTCCAATACGCCGGAAGCTGCCTTCAAAACCTCTATCTAAGGTTGCTGCTTGCTGGGTAGAAACCCCAATTTGGGAATTCATTTTTTCGATCATGTGATTAAGGTTCTCTAATGACTTGAGAGCCTTGACCGCCCTTGCTCCCCGGACGTTAAAGATTCGGGTTAGATGAGGTAGCTTCTGATCGTCCGGCATTGCGTTAAGGACTTTGCTAAGGTCCATAAGAATTTCTAGCGGGTTGCGAAGTTCTCCCGTGGGTAGGAAGGTTTCTACTCCGAATGCCTCTTTAATATCGTCGGCTTTGTCGCCAATCGATTCGAGGAATTGGTTTAAGGATGTACCACCCTTAGAACCTGTTAATCCCGAAAAGGATAGTTGTGCTAAGGCCGCAAGGGTGCGTGTTAGTCCGAATCGGGTAGCTTCCGCAGAACCCGCCACATAGCTAAAGGCCGCTCCAATGTCGTCCATATCAACAATGGATTCGTTGGCGGCGGTTACGAAATTATCAGAAACCTTTTGGTATCCTTCTACGCCGACTCCAAAGACCGTAACTGCTTGTACGAATTGTTCAGCCGCTTTAGCTGGGTCGTAGTCTGTTGCACGGGCAAGATTGAGGACGGGGAGTAAGGCCGCTTCTAGTTGTGGTCCTTTTAGACCGGCTCTTGCTAGTTCCTTTGCAACTTGAGCAATTTCGGTTGATAAGAAAGTTGTATCTCTGGAAACTTTTTTGACTGTTCCCGAAAGATTTTGCATTTCATCGTCAGTTAGTTCGGCGGCTGCCTTGGCTTTCAAAAGCTCTGTATCTAGCTTGGCGGCTTCTTTTACCGAAGCGTAGAGAGGCATTACCATTGCCCAAGCGGCTAGAGTTAATTTGAATCCTAGCTGTACTGCCTGCCTACCGACGTTTACTAGTTTGCTCGCGATTGTATTTAGGACGAACCCTACAAACTGGCCAAGTGCTCCCCAAGCTATCTGCATCGTCTTGATTGGCTGGATAGCGAATTGCAAAGCCTTGATGTGGGCGGTGATTAACTTGTCGCCCATAATGTGGAGTAGGTTTACATGGTTTGTAAAGTTCTTAAACCGAGCCATGATCTTTGGAAAGACCTTGCCCGTTTTATCGACTGCTTCGATTAAGACAAGGGCACGTCCGGCAATGATTGATGAACTTGTAGCCATATGAAATCTCGTTTAAGAAAAGAGAGTTTCTATTTCTTCTTTGAGTTGGTTTATTTCGTCGTTAGTCAGAGGAAAGTCAATTCCGTTTTCATCGACCGCGTGGACGAAGGTAGGAACCCCGTTATCAAAGTCTTGACCGATTACGGTAAGTTCTGTACCACGTATTGTTTTATCTAATAGGAAATCCATTAGAGTACGTTTTTTACAGTTGATGAGGTAATGGAGTTAGCCCATAGAGCGGGAAGCTTACTGCGGGCCTTGTCGAGAGCGGGGGCACCGGCTGGGCGTTTTGGCATTTGTACCGTTCGTGATTCTTTTTGTCGGGATTTGCTTTTTATCCGTCCTGCTAGAAAGAGCCGTCTTGCTGCTTCTGCTTGTCTTTTTGACCGGGCCTTGCCTCTTTGTTTGTAGGTTGTGATCTCTACTCGTTGACCAAACTCCTGGATTTCCATCGGAGTCTGTTTGTGGGCACGAACCGATTCTTGACCAACGATTTCTGCCGTCCCCCAAGGAGCGGGAACGGAATATATCTTTTTGAAATCGTCTAAGCCTTTGTATTCTTTTGGTTTATGTGCGTGGGGTGGCTTTCCCGGTTTTGAGGGTTTGTCATTTGTCACTCTTCGGATCGATCCCCGCCATATTTTGCGGACAAGTAACCCTGCATGTTGAAGAGGACGTTTGTTAATCGTCTTCCAACTTTTTGAGATAACCCCTTGGCTAAAATGCTTACGTATAACGGTATACTTGAGCGTAGGCATGGGGCTATTCCGATTGGCTTATATCTTCTCCGAAGATGCTGGTAGTCGGAACGATTGTTCCTTTTTGATTACCGGCGTTAGCTTTCATATAGGGGTGAAGGTCTGAAAGCTTTATGTGTTTCTTGGTGGCGTGAATTAGTTGAAGAGAGGCTGTGTGCGACCACGTTTCTAAAAGTACGGCTTGATACTGAATAAACAATTCTCGTAATGTTTTTGGTCGCCAATCTTGATAGATAACCGCAGACATTACGAAAATATCTTTCCAAGCTAACCCACCGGGAGCGGGTTTAGTTTGTTGAGAACTTTCTGCATTTCCGGGGGAAGCTGTGTTGTTTTTTCCTCGAATAGTTGGTCTATCAGAGTCTCCATTTTCTCGTCGGACAATTCTGCTTCCATCTTCTGAGCCGACTTCCGGTTGACCAGTCCCACTAGATGAGAATACCTTTCTGTCAATTGCTTCAAGGTAGTCCTCATCTGTGGGAAAAAATTTCCCAATTCTTCAAACAACGCTATTCTACTTTGTTCTACTGTGTCTCCGTTGAAGCACATTGCGAAGTGTTCTTGGTTTGTGATTGGCTGTGCTGTTGCCTCTTCTGTTAAACTTGAAATCCGGGGATAGTAGGTTTTCCCTACAAGTTGGTATTTACACATTTCCCAAATCATTCCGAACGAAATACTTGTTTCCGAAAGGAGTTGTAACAGGTTTTCGGACGGGGGGAAAAACTTGATTTTTCCGTGGGCAGGGAAATCGTGGTTTTCTAGTTCTTGGACTAAGGCTAGGTCGAGGTCAAGGGACCATACTTGACCGAATTTGTCATTGAAGGTGTGCATGTGGATTTTTCTGGGGAGAAGATGGGGGTGGGAGAAGGGTTAGCCTAACCCGGCGTTATTTAGCTGGGTCAGCATCTTTTTTTTCGAGGATTCCTTTGGCTGGAATCTTCTGTTTTTCCTTAGTGACGGCTTTGGCAGGCTCGGTATCCGGGGAACTGTCTGCCGGTGGGCTGTTGCCGGGTACGGTTTCCGTAGTTGGTGTGTTCCCTTGTCGGAGAATGTCAAGATCCTCTCGGAGGATGTAAACTACTTGGTCTTCCGAAAAAGTGATGATGCTCATTCGTTTGGCTATTGCCAGTGGGTGGTCCGGTTTGTCCTTGCAGATTTCTCGCAATTCTCTTACCGAGATACCTTCGAGGGGCGTAAGGTCTAAAACGAAATCATCGGGGAGTAGTTGGAATCGCGGGTCTTGTAAAGCCGCTGGAAACTGTTCGGCGAAAGCTTGTTTGTTAAATGTGCGGCGGATCAACTTACCAGAAGCTTTGGCTTTTGCCGCAGCTTCTTGGTAAATTTTCCGGTAGTCGGTAATGATTGGCATTGTTTATCTCTTGCGGAGATTTGTGGGAAGGGGTTTGTTTATTGCTTTGCGGCTTATTAGGCGGCTACGTTCCAAGAGGGATTGATAACCGCTCCGTTTGAATCCTCTTTCCATGAAAGGGAAAGTGTTGCATCGTGAGAGCCGATTTCTTGGGTTGGTTGTGCCCAAGGGAAAGCTGAGAAATGGCCGTAGGCTTTGAAGTATTCGGTTCCGGCAACGGCAATTGCTCCGCTGGCTGATGCGTATTGAGTGATTGTGCGGGCGAAATAGTAGCTGCGTAAGGTTTGCCAGATTTGATAGCCTTGGCTAGATGCTAAGAAGAAATTGAAATTGCCGGTATGTTTGGCGGGGAGATTGAGTACCCACGGCGAGCAACGCAAGTCAACTTCTGCATCTGATACGTTGAGGTCGACGGTCATATCGCCGATGATACAGATTTCTACCCAAGTCGGGGAATCGTTGGTTCCGCTGTTGTAGTAGAATTTGTGGTCGTTTCCAACTTTGAGAGCCATGAGGATTACTCCGATTTGGGATTACTTGTTTGAATTTTACTTAACCAGCTTTAGGGTTGCTTGATGTAGGTGTAGTAGACAGTAAAGATTACCATAACTACGCCTTTTTGAATCAAGCTTTGGTAACTGAACGTGTTGCCTTCTTCGTCTTGGAGGGGGTCGGTGTGGGACCATGTAAAGTCTTCGTCGGCTACTAACTCGTCATCTTCGATCGTTTCTCTGACTTGTTCGGCAAGCCGTATGAGCTTGTCAATGTCGGACGTGTTGGTTAGGTCTAGCTTTTGTTGGATTGCAATTTGTACAGGGAGGGTTAGCTTGACTTTGGTTACGTCCCGTAATGCTCTTGTTCGTTCTGTTGAGTGTCCGACTGCGATAACTTTGATTTTTGGGGTACTTCCCATTTCGTCAAGGTCTTCGCGGGGAAAGTAAGTTTGTTCTACTGTGGCGTTTGTTAGTTCGTAGTTTATCTTCGCGGTGTCAATCGCTTGGAAAACGCCTTTTCGGATTCTTACTTCGTATGCGTCGGACATTTTGGTTTACAGATCGATTACTAGAGCTTTACCAGCAACATCGCAATCGATGAAAGCTAGGTCGCCAGATTGTTTGAAAATGTCGGAAAGTCGAAAAACGTGGGTCTTGTTGTTGGCGACGGTGATTGATACGTCGGGGATGGTTACGCCAACGGCGGTTAGGGATGTTTGCTGAACTGTCTTGAGCGTGTAGACGGCTGAACCCCCGGAATCGTTCTTGAGTACGATGAGGTCGGATGGATCGTAGGCGAAAGAGATACCGTTGCCTGCCCCGGTCGAAAGAGTGGTAAAGGTTGCGTCGGTTAGATTAAGCCCGTTGCTGGTTAAGGCAACTAGGCTAGTCTTCGTTAGGTCTGCTCTGGACATGTTCTTACCTATTGAGTTTGTTTATTAGGAAAGTGAGTTTGTTTTTTGGAGATTAGAGGGTTATTATCTCTTATATCTCTCTTATATCTTCTTCTCAGAGCGAAAGGAAAGACAATGGATTTGTTTTGTTTAATCCGTCGATTAACCTATCTGTCTGGAGTGGATACGAATTCTCCGCCTACTACTCGTTGTGAACTTGTAAACTTGCTCTCCAACAATGAAAAGCTCGAAAGTTTTACCATCCCAGACCACTTTATCACCTACTTTTGGTAAATTTGGGGTCAAATTTGCCAATTTTGAGGTCCGAAACACAAAATCTTGCATTTTATCGGCGATTAAGGGGATACCTAGTATGGCAAGTTCGTTTACATCTGTTTTTTCTGGGGTAAAGTTAGCAATCGTGATCGCTGTTTCTCCTGGGCGTTCGTAGCTAAGGGAGTTATCATGGATTTGTTCCATTCTATCCCCTAGTCGATTTAGCCGTGTTGAGAAATCGTAGACCATTATGCGTGAGCTACCCCCGATGCTTTGATGTTGAGGGTCATAATTGTTGTCGTTTTGGCCCTTCCGAGGTTTGTGCAAAATTCTCCGGTTCCTAAATCGGCTTCCGGCGAGATTGCCCCGGCTGCTACGTCGACTACGTAAGCCCCGCCGAGAACCATCGTTGCCCCCGGTTTGATATCGCCTGATTTGGCTATATGAAACCAGTCGTCGGCTGCTGGGGCGTATCCTACGGCTACTCCTATTGCTGCTGCTTCGGCTGCCCCCCCTGTGAGAGCTTTGTAGTATTTCGAATCACTACTTTTCAGGTAGACTGGCATACCTGGGGAAATTGCTTCACCAGCCTGAACTAGTTCGGTAACAGTGTTTGCTAGGCACGTTACAGAAGTCGGGGTTTGGGATAATGCAGTCATCTTTTTGCCTTTTTTGGATTGAGAACTAGGGAGTAGGGTTTGCCTACTCCCCCGTTTCTAAAATGGTTGACTACAGAAGCGGGATAGCCCGAATGTAGACTTTCATCTTGCCTGCGGGTGTTCCGCCGCTGGTTTGTTGACTGACAAACCCCTGAACCGCTTTTCCAGCCGCAACAACCTTTGCCGCGTCCCCGCTTGTCGCGGAGTAGAGGTCATTCGTGCCGACAATCACATCATTGACTGCATCGGCGGCTGCATTGCTGGCTGTGAGGGTCGAAATCGCATTATCGTCTTCGTCTTCGATTGTGATAATGCCCTGATCTTCGCTAGAACCGGCGAAAACTTCGGTGACGATTCCGAAAACCCCGAGGATCAAAAGGCCGTGCCGATTCATCCAGGCCGGGATTAAAACGTGCTCCAGAACATCTCCGTTTGCTCCGTCACAATCGAATTCGTAGATATAGGGTTGAATAGCCCCATATCGATCGGTTGGGCTGCTTGGAAGATATTGAACAAATAGCTCTCCGCTTGCTTTTGCTTTTGTCGCAACACCAACGGCTACGGTAACGTCGGGGTCGAATGTGAGGGCGGCTACTACGGCCAATCCGGTTGTCAGATTGTAGTAAACCGTGTCACCCTTTGCGAAAACTGTTGCGGAAGCTGAGTCTGCCCGTCGAATTCCTGCTAACTGGAATCCGTCCTGTTGACTTGCCGCTACATCTCGGTCGGGGGTTCCTAGGATACTCCCGCCTATTCTTGTTGGTGTTCCGCCTGATACGGCTGAACCGGGTGTAAAATCAACTCGGTCGCTTGTGTTCTGTTCTCGGTAAGTACCCATTATCTGAAACTCCGTGTTTTGAGTATGTAAGTTTTTGAAAAATCGAGAAAGTTTGGGGACGAAATTACCTAGTTACTAGGCTCCTGCGTTGTATTGACCCCACTTCGGATCGCCGTTGTCGGCTCCTGCATCGTGGAAGGCACGCCATTGCAGGCCGAGTACCTCGAAAGACGAGTCGGCTTGTTGGATGGTTGGGCGTTGCTGTCCGTACAGGAACGATCCGATAACCAAGCCACCTTCCGGGCCGGGTGCCCGTAATAGTAGCCATTGGTCGGTGTTCTGGTTTGGAACAGCCGCACCAATCGAACCTTCTGCAACCCGCTGTTTGATGTTCGAGTTGCTAAGATAACCGGCCTTAACTGGGCGATAGCTTCCAACGTGCGGGTTGCTGTCCGGGGTCTTTTTGGCATTTGCCGTTTGAAGACCTTGGAGAACCCCTTGCGTGTAAAGCAAGCCTGCCAAAACAGCATCTTGGTTTCCGTGCATCAAAATGCTGGCCGGTGTCAAGATCGGCTGATTAGCAGCGTCAACGTGATTGCTAATCTGTACTTGAGCGGCTGTCATTCCGTCTACACCCAAATCACTTCCCGCACCGGATAGGTAGTTTCCGTTGGCGTTGTTCGTTGGAAACAGGGTAGTGAGTTGGTTTAATAGATGGACGTAGAACAATTCCTCAAGGAATTTGGCCCCGTCCGAACCAAGCATGGTCATAATGCCGTTTAAGGCTCCCATGTCATCGTTAATCAAGTCAGTACGACTTAGACCAACGATCTTACCATAGGTCTTGGCAGCATGGGTAAACTTCTGATCGGTGAATCCGCCGTGCTTCAATTCACCATCGGGACCAACCAGCCGATATCCACCAGTACCCGTGAGCCGATAGGCGTTGTGTGTCTTGAAGTCATTAACGGACATGACTTTGACCCACTCTTGCCAAGTGGTGTTTTGGGCTTCATAAGCCGACCAAAGCATCTTGTTGGCTGCATCTTGGAAGATATTCAACCCCGTCCAAGTCGTGTTTCCCGACGCACGCAACGAGAATTGAGCTTGCCGAACTTCTTCGATAAAGCTGTCAGTACCGTAGCGGGACTTTGCCCGTCGTCCGTGGGCTGCGGCGATGTTTCTTTCGAGCAATTGAGAAAGCGAAATATCTCGGATGTTCGGATTGTCCGAAGCATTGAGAGTCTGTTCGTCAAACCAATGCTCGTACCCGTACTTCTTACCTGTGACTTGTTGGGTTTTTGATGCAGGAACGCCTGCGGAACGGACGATAGCGGCGACGAATACTTGGTCCTTTTCGTCAAACGGGGATTCTTTGGAGTGAATCCCGACGTGTCCTAAGTCTGGTTTTGTGGCCCGGCTCATTTCAAGCTCGAATTTGTCGGTTGACCACTTGTTTTTGATGGCGTGAGTGACGACGGCTCGCATGGTTTTGGCGGTCAGTTTGAGCGTATCGGAGAGATACGTTTCGTTCAGGTCTTGGAAGTCGATTCCATCTGCGATGGTGCGAATTTCCTCGATTCGATTTTCTTCCGTTTCGCGAGCGACCCGTTTGGCCTCAAGTTGTGGGTCTTCGTCGTTTTCGATTTGTTTTTGTTCCCGCTTTGGTGGTTTGGGAATTGTCTTGTTGTAGGTCGCTTCCAACTTGGTGCGTTGGTCTGCCGACAACTTGGTTTCGTCCAAGCCGAGAAGTTCACAATGTTCTTTTAGCCAAGTCTGAAACATACCTGTTACTCCGATGCGTTGAAGTTTTGCTGCTAAGGAAATGAAATTTGCCCCTTGAAGGTGACTATCCAACCCGATGATTTCTGTTGCTAGTCCGGCTGCTACTGCCTCTTGAGCGGTAAACCAGTTGTCCCCGGTCAACCATTGTTCGACCGTTTCTGCCTTTGCCCCTGTCCGACTTGCCATGATTTCTCGAAAGTTCTGCCCTGCTTTTTCGACCAAAGATACTAAGTCTTTTAGGCCGCTTAGTTGTTTCCCGCGTGCCGAAACATTTGCGTCATGTGTCATCAAAAATGCAGAATCAGCAATTTTTCGGTTCTTACCGGCAAGAAAGATAATTGCTGCGATGGAACCGGCGATCCCATCGCAGATTGTTGTGACTTCGCCTTTCCATTGGCTAAGGAGGTTGTAGATACCAAGTCCCTGAAATACATCTCCGCCGTCGCTGCTGATTCGGATTTCGAGGGGTGTTTCCGGTGATAGCTTCTTTAGTTCGTTTTGCAAGTCTTGAAGGGAGAAGCCTGTTGCGGCATTGATATCATCATAGATTGTGATGATTGCTGTTCCGGCTCTCATTTGAAGCTTTGTTTTCATCTTTCAAGACTTTCTAAAAAGAGCGGTTAAAGGGTTGTTGGCTTTAACCGCCCCCAACTCCCGAACGTCCACATCCCACTATTTGATTGTTTGGTTTGTGGTTGGTTATGTCAATTTGGGAGAATACCTAGATGTAGGTATTCTCTAATTGTCTTCTCCATCTTCGTTAATCGTTGCTGGTTGGTCTTGGCTTTGTTTATTGCCGACAACCATTTCTAATTCCTTGCGTTTCTTTTGTTGTTCGGCAAGGTTTTCATAATGTACTTCAACGCTACGATTGAATTTGCCTTCTTGGATATCGGTATCGGAAAGGTGTCCGGCAATATGAAGTAGGTTGATTGCGTGGGCAGTTTTTACCGGGTCTGTATGCTCTTGAATCTCATCCCAGCGATAAACGTGTTCCGGGGGGATTTCTCTGAGAGAGGAAAACCGTTGGATTGTTTCCCGAATTGAATTAGACGCAGCAAAATCTTCGTCAAGATAGCTGTCTGTCCGAACTGCTTCGTACCACCATTGGTCTAGGTCTTTGTCTAGTACGTCTTCATTACAGAGCAACCTGTCTTGTTGGATTGTCCCCGCGTACACCTGTCTATCTAGTGTGCCGGAAGCCATGTTGTATCCGCCACTGTAGCCGAGTGCCATATTGCGGGGAGTACAGAGGGGCCGGGCGGCTTCCTGAACTAGCGAATTTACAAAACTGTCATACATGGTAACAGGCTGTTTGGGGTCAAGCTGTTCCATATCATACATCGACGGTAGTACGGTCATTAGACCGCGATCAACTGGGAAACTATCAAACCAATCATTCGGTGATTGTTGCCCTGCGGTGTCTAGGTTTCCTGCAAACGGATTTGTAGCTGGGATTTGCATTGACTTTAAGAGAACGGTAAAGTCTGCTGCAATCTCTGCATTTTGAACTACGGCAAGTGTGTACCGTCGTAGTAAGGCCCAAAGCGGTAGTGTCGCTGTTGTTTCGGGGATACCACGTAGCCAAGCTCGTTCTTTACGAAACCAGTGGATTACGTTGTCGGCTGCTATCCATCGCCCGTCGTAGGGGCGTAGGCTGAATAGTTCTGTTTCGCCAGGATGATCGTTCAAAAGATGGTAGCTTTCTGGTTCTCCGCTAAGCCGATCAAAGCGGATACCGTCGATCTCATTTGTGTTGTTTGTGAAGTAGTCGCTATGTGAGAATTGATCGCATTCGATGGTGCGAAAGTTCGATTTGACTTTCAGTTTGTTTTTTCGGTCGACGAAGTATACTCCGAATGCTTCTCCGCTATCGGAGCGGGCGTATCGCATTTGCCAAAGTTTCTGTCGTAATTTTATTCGTTTTGCCCGTGTTGCGTAAAGCTGTTCAATAATGTACTGTTGTTCTTTTGTAAATCGTCGGTCTGTGATTTGTAGAGTAGGTCCGCCTCCTGTAAAGTCGTTTGCTAAGGACAAAAGAATACCTTTTAGGTATCCTGAATTTGCAGATTCATATCTTGCTCGCGAGCGAAGCTTTTTCCGAATGCCAAGTGTATTTGCTGCGTTTGGGGAGAGTTGATCGGCATTGATCCAATGTAGCTCATTTTGCGATGTATCTTGAGCCGCATCATACTTTGCCCGGATAACAGATGTTATCTGTTCGCGTAAACGAACAATTTCCGAAGAAGGGCTAACTTCTACGAAAGGTTTATTTGTTGCTGGGTTGATAATCCGTCCCATGTTTTATCTTTCTGAGTTTGTTTAATAGTGGATTAGACTGGGCCAGCGGGTTTACAACGTGAAATCCGTAATCCGTGTAGCGGTGTTTCGGGAGCGGCTATTGCGGCATTGTGTTGATCGAGAGCGATGATATCGGCGGCTGATCGTTCTGTAACTGATCCCTCATCGGTAACTGTCTTGAGGGGGGCTGCGGCTAATTCGTCGATTTGAGCTTGTGTGAGGGGCATATTTTGTGTTTTGCCTATGTTGGTGGTTGTTTGTGGTCGGGTTGTGGTAAATCAGCTTTGTCGCATCGCCCCTGTAGCAGTTCGATATGAGCATCGCTTTTACCCAGTCGGTATTGTAGGGTCGCCACTTCGTTTTGTAGTCGGGATACTTCGTTCTCTAGGTGGATGATTCTTGCTCGCAGGTTATTCTCGCTAGACATTTCCATTGCCCCTTCTGATTGTCTATAGCGGATTATTGCATCGACGCCTTTAGTTAATGCGATAGTGACAATCGATGTAATTGCTGCTGTGATTGCAACGATTGCTGAATCTGTCATTGAGGTTTCTCATTTTTATCGGTTGTAAGTATCATGGTTCTCTCTGTTGTTCCGCTTGTTCGATTGCAGCCGCGAGCGGGAGTTTTTACGGTGCGACTTCCAATAATGTCGCGTTGACCTTCGGCGGGGTTCGTCCTGGCGTCAGTTGCAATCTAGTCTCCGACGTGAACGGACCATGCCCGATGCACACCTGCCGAATCGGTCGCGTCGCGTCATTGCTCGTCGTGTTGTCCCATTCAGCCGCGATGCGTCCATTCGGAAGCGACATGGCGTTGACATCGGCACACACGATCAGCGTCGATCCTGGTTGAACCGGCTGAATGTCGAGAAACGATTCGCCGCCCGGTGGTGTGCTTACATTTTGGATGATGTTCATAATACCGCTGCCTCTCCATGTCCTCGCCAACAAAATTGCCGATCCGCATACGCCGCGTATCGCTCGATCATTGCTTGTTGTTCTTCTACTGTTGGGTCAGTCAGCCAAATATCATGCCATGCGAAGTCCCAATGTTGATCGGCAGTTGGCTTGTACGTCAATGCGTCAGCGATGATCAGATGAATCTTCGGCGATTGCGTTGATAGGTGTGACCACACCAACTCAATCACGTCGAGTTCGCGTTCGATGATGTCGATCGATTCGATCTGCGGAATGGTGCAAAGAACCGACGGGAGAGAACCAAGCCCGAGGCCGCTGAGTAGGATTCTACCGTTGGCATAATTCGCAAACTCGACTTCTTCAGTCAGGCAATGCGGCAAATCATCCATCCACATTTCTTCGCCACGCCAGAGATGTGAGTAGATCACTTCATCACGTTGGCTGCGATCAATTCGCCACTCGCCACTGTTTCCAGATGGCAACCAACCACTGACGCGGAAGTCTGAGAGGTGAATCATGATGCGGTGATATCCTTGACGCGGATATAATCGACCTGCACAGAGTTGAAAATTAATGCCGACAACACAACACCGAAGTCAGACGCCTTGAATTGTGCCCCGGTTAGCGAGACGGCGAACGTGTACGTCCTCACTCCCATCGACGATGGCCATGTCGCGACCAGTTCACCCTGATTGTCTGATTGCACAGATCCGCCGACAACCAACTTGACTTCTGAGTCCCGCGATGCTGAAGTTCTTGCTATATCTCGTCGCTCAATGTCCACCCTAATTTGCGTGATCGATGCTGAGTCTGGAAGCGAGGATACTCCAGTCGGGCCGGTGACCTTGAGGTAATGCGTCGTGCCGGTATTTGCTGGTCCGATCGCATTACTCGAATCGTCTGCCAGTGCGTTTTCCGGCGTCGTCCACGCCAGCGTACCGACTGCCGCATCATCGGCCCCCGTCGTAAACAAAAAAGGACCAGTCGGCCACGTCGTCGCATTATCTTCATTGCTCGGATCGCTCGTACCAATTGTGTTGATCGCGGATACGCGAGTATTGTATTCAGTCGCCCCGGTCAGTCCGGTCATCGAGTACGTTGTGTCCGTGCTGCTTGTATTTGCAATCAGCGTAGAGAATCCGCCGTCAATAGGCGACTCGCGTTCGATCTTGTAGCCGATGATCGCTGAGCGGCCATCGCTCTCCGGGACCGTCCACGATAGATCGATCTGCGTATCTGAGACTGCCGTTGCGGTTAGTGACGTGGGGGCATCGGGAGCGGTTGCGGGGAGTATGCCCGATCCTGATTGTGGTTTCTGTCCTAACCCAAAGCTGAATGCAAACCCCATTTGGCTATCTCCAAGCTACAATCTCGGCGGCTGCCGTACCAACCTTGTAGATTTTGGTAATAATTAGGATATGTTGGATGCCGATCGCTAGAGCATTTGCGGGGATCGTGACTCCCGATGAGCTAGGGGTGTCTACTTTCAAAGCTCCTGCTGTCCCGACGGAGAATCCGCGAATTGGTGGGTCAAAAGAATGATCGGCTGAAGAGATGTCAACGTTGATAACCTCTCTCGGCGGGTAGGTCAATTCAGGAGAACGGATTATGCCACCCATAACGATATTCCCTTTTGTGATTGGCTAAGAAGATGCCCGTATTGTCAACCAAAAGGGATGGTGGCGGCAATTAGGGAGAATACCTAGATATAGGTATTCTCTAATTGAAGAAGGGATTTATTGGTTCTTCGTTGAGCGGGGTATCCGGGTTTTCCTTTTTCTTTTTTGTCTCTTTTACCCGTTCTTTATACTGCTTTTTGCTCTCTTTGGCTTTTTCTTTTCCTTCCGTTGTACTGCGTTCTGACCCACTAGGCATGATTATTTCCAAATCGACAATCTCTTTAGTCCGAAATTGTTTGCCACAATTGGGATGCTGACATTTTCGGATACGTAGGATGATTGGAAAACCATGTATTTTTGCTTCCCGTGTTTCTAAAACCTTCGACCAATTATTCCCGCAGCGGGGGCATTGTGTGCTTTCCATTATTTGCCCCTTCTTTTAGCTTCGTAGATATCTCGCATCGACCTTTGAAACTGTGTGTTTAATGCAGCTTCGTAGTCCGGTGTTTTTAATGAAGCCCCGCAGACAGAAGCTAGGCATACACAACCGACGCTAGTATCAAGGTAATCGTTTTCATCCTTCCTATCGGGGCGAGAAACCCAACAATCTTTAGTCATGCCTCTAGCTTGGATTGGTTCGGGGTACTCTGATCCGCCAACATGGTCAGCGAACATTTGATGATCTTCTGTCGCTGCTCGAAAGAGAGTTATACAGCCGGCTGATCCCATTGGGGTAGCCAGCCGTTTCATCAAAAAGGTTTTTAGACGGTTTACGTCGGCTAGGATGACTTTAGAACTACCTTTTTCTGCATAGGGCTTTAGTACCCATTTACTTTCTTGAATATGCGGGTACTGTTGATGTTCAAATAGCCATCCGTCTGTAGGTTTGTACTCTTCTAGTTGTTTTTGTGAGGGCATGTATGGATGCCCTTGGAAAGCAATAAGTCTCTGGTCGTTAAATTCTCGAATGAACCGCTTACAAACTTCGGATGATTTGCCCCACTTAGTATCGATTCCAATTGCTGTAATCTTCTGGTGTTCAAACTCTTGTCCATGCGTAGGAAATTCTCTGGAGAGAAGCCAAGAGCAACATTGCTTGAGGGCTAGGTATATCTTTTCGTCAAAGGGTGCCCGAATCTGGGTACTCCGGTTACGGTTTAGATTGCCTACTTCCCGTTGATTTGGGTAAGCCTTATAGAAATTACGGGTAAGTAGTGACCAGCCGTATGTTTGGTTTTTACGGAAATATCGCGTTTGTAGTTGGGGGAAGGTTCCGTAATCGATGAATTGTCCGTTGAAGGCGTGGTCGAAAGCAAAGAGGGAGTAGAACAGTATCTCTTCTTGAATGTCGATAAAGGCGACAATTTTTGTCCATTGTACGGAAACTTCGTTTTTTCCTAGATTTGTTATCTTTTCAGCTATTTCTGCGGGGGATAAGAGCAATCCGACTGACGCTGATTTGAGTTTTGGTCGGTTCTGTCCCTCCGAAAGAAACGCTAAATGGTCCTTAAATCGCCAATTCATAGCGGCTTGTATAGCCGAAATCTCGTCTTTGTTCGGGTCTTTTGTGTCGTGTTTGAACCGATCTCCCCAAGTAACTTCAAAACCGTCTTCCATTTCGGTTTGATGTTCTCGGTAGAAGTCGTTTGCTAGACGTAGATCGCCGTATTTACGTAACGAATCCTCTCGGATTTCTCGGTATTCGTTCCAAAGTTTGCCTTGTGTGTTGGGCTTTCCGTCTATTTCGTCATGTATTACATCGTCGTCGAATCCGAGTGGGTATTTTGTGATTACTCCATAGCTAACGCCTGCGTAATCCGGTTTCTTTTGCGGGTCAAGATAGGTATCTGCTACGTCCCCTTCTCGGATAACCGTTGTGGGCATGAGGATCGCGGGGGTAATGTCTGGTCCCGCTAAATGGTCAATTGCCGCCTCAATAAGATGTTCTAAATCTTCACAAGACTTAGGAGAATCTGCCTTTTGGTCTTTTTGAACGTCGTCCAAAAGGATCATATCGGGGCGAGGCTGTGTCAAAAGAATTGGGTGTACGTCGGCTTCACCCCGGATTGATCCGTCGATGCCTGCTACGCGGAGAATACAGCCTGCGGAGCTTATGATAAAATTGGGAATATCTATCCCAATATCCGGTAGGTATGTCACGCAATCAGGATCATGCTTTAGGTATCCGGCTACATCTTTTTCCGAAAGTAGCATCGATGGATATTGTATTTCGCGGGCAGTGTAAATTAGGTGTGTTCGTTGTCCACGATATGTTTGTCCGTGCATTCCTTGTGTCGGCCTACCTTCAATCCGGTAGATAGGATATGCGATTTCAGGAAAGTCTTGTTTGAGAGCCTGTGAGCGATACCAATACGCCTTGATAAAATCAAGTGTTTGTATTGCTTTGTCTTCCTTGCTGCCGATGAAGAAAGGGAATTTGCGGAAACCGTATTTAGTGGCTCTCTTAATCATCCCGCGAGCAATAGCTGTCTTACCGCCGCCGCGAGGCACACCGAAAGCCTTTTTACCTCCGTACCGGATACGGTCTTCGATTTCGTTGATTAACGAAATGTGATAATTTGCGAACCCAAGGTAGAAAACCTTTGGCATGTAGGTTTGTAGATCAAGAATTGGGTCTTTTTTGCAAGCCATTCGCCGTTCCCAATTGATTGCAGTAAAATCAATCGGCTTGAAATCGGCGAATTCGGGACAGTGTGAGATATCCCGTAAGCTAATACCCTGTTGAAATTCGTCCTTTTCCCGCCTTTTACCGATCTGTTGAAGGCGTTTTATCCGCTTATCGGGGTCTAAAGGGAGTGCCCCTGGACGGGAAACGGGTTGGTTTTTTGGCTGTAAAAGAGGGGCTGTCTTCTTTTTGGGTACTGCTTTCTTCTTAGGAGCAGTCTTTTTTTTAACAACAACTACCTTTTTAACCATAAAAAGACTTCCTTGTCGACTGTTGTTACCCTGTTAAGGTGTTAATAATAGCCATAGCCATAGGAGGTCTGCTAGACTGTCTGTGTGAATTTCTTCTGTGTCTTGTTTTATTGGTAGGTATTGTTTAGCCCCTGTTAATGGTGGTTTTGGTGGTATTGCGGATGGTTTTGCGATTTGCTTTTTAGGGGGGCCGTTATATCCCATTAGTTTTCCTCTTTCTCCATAATTGAAATAACTCCGTCTTGGTAGCAAGACATACACTTTGGGGTTTGTTTGGTCCCGCCTAATGGAATTTCTACCCGGTCAAAGCATTCAGGACAAACAAAAGAGATTGTGTGGATCTTTGGGATGATCGGCATTAAGCTAGTTGTGGTCTGTTCTAGGAGGGTGTTCATTTCTTTTCTTTCGTTAGGGGCGAAGCTCCATTTGTTCTTGTGCTTTTAGTAATGTGTAAAATTTTGTGAAGTCTCCCGGCTTTATTAGCCCGGCTCCGTCATGTTGGATTGGTGATACTCGGATCGGATTCAGCGGATTGACTGGTTCTACTACCTGCTCGTCATTCAGCCCGCCGAGAATCTTCAAAATTAAATCAATGATGACGCTCCATTTCGAGTCTGGAAACAGCGTCGGGATCAATTTTGCGATGACGGTAATCCATGCCGTCACTTTTGGATTCAATGCCGCTTGCCCACCCAATCCGTTAGCAACTTGGGATAAGCCTGCGGCAGTCGGTGAATTGTCAGCAATTGCCAGTAATGTAGACCATTTGGGTAAATCGGTTCCAAGTAATCCTTTGCGAAGCTCTGTTACCGCCTCTTGTCCTTCTGCTGGTGTTAGTTCCCCGTCCTCTACGGCTTTTGCTGCCGATGAATAGACAAGAATTAGGTATTGTATGTGCTGATCTTTTTTTCCATAGGCTGGGATTGCTGCCAATGCGTCGATAATCCGCTTGCCAAGTGAAGGCCCGTCGTCGCCTGTTATGCTCGATACGATTGCTTCCAATCGAAACTCGCCGACGATAAATGTCGCAGTGTCACCAATCTTAATTGGGCCGGTGCCCGGAGTCGGT